CCCCAGAAACATCGCCATCGCCATGGCTGCCCTCCGGTTCCGCTTCGCTCCACCTACGGCCACCCATGGCGCAGGAGGCAATTATGCACTAACAAACAACACGGACCACTCGGTGGGGGCCGGTCACTTGGGCCTGATGGCCTGATCCGGGTGACGCTGTCTGCAGGGTTCGCCGAGAATGACCCCGATCTGGCGATCGCGCGGGCGGCCATTCTGGTCAAAACCGCCTCCCTGTTCGAAAACCGCGAAGGTGCGCCCTGCCTCGCATTCGATACGCTGGTGGCCCAGCTGCAATCGCGATGGATCTAGCATCAAAGCTCGACACCCGGATCCGGATCGAGCGCAAGACTATCATACGTGATCCCCAATACGGGACCGAAGTGGTCAATTGGGCCGAATTCGCCTGCGTCTGGGCCGAGGTGAAGGACATCCTGCCGTCGCGCGCCGAGCGCATGGCTGAACAGATCCAGATTGCGCGACGACCCGCCCGGATCCGCATCCGTTACCTCGCTGGCATTACCCCCGACATGCGGGTGATCATCAATAATCGCATCCACCAGATCATTGCCGGACCCTCGATGCTGGGGCGGCGCGAAGCCATCGAGCTGATGGTCGAAGAATACTCGAGTGCAGGAACCGCGCCATGACCTTCAGGCTCAAGGGTGGCCCCGAACTGCTGCAACTGCTCGATCAGCTTCCCAAAAACCTTGAGCGCAACGTCATCCGTGGCGGATTGCGTGCGGGTGCCAAGGTGGTCCAGCAGCAGGCCAAGGCCAATGTGCCGGTGAAAACCGGACAGCTGAAGCGGGCAATTGGGATCGGCACACGGACCGATGGCGCTAAGCTCAGTTCTTACGTCAAACTGCGCGGCAAAGGCTCCTATCTCGGGCTCTTTATCGAATATGGCGTAGCACCCCACCTGATCTCGGTGTCGGACGCTGACACGCCGGTCCGTCAGACCCGGCACGGCCCGCGCAAGGTCAGCATCGGCACGATGAACAAGATGCTGAAGCGCGGCAGCCTCAAGATTGGCGAGAACTTTGTCGGTCCCGTGGTCATGCACCCGGGGCACGCCGCCAAACCCTTCCTGCGGCCCGCTTTGGAGCAGAAAGCCGAGGAAGCGGTCACCGCCATGGGCGCCTACATCGCACACCGGGTGCAGATTGGCGATCTCAAGGCCCCAGCTCTCGAGGTCGACGACGAATGAACGGCGTGATTGCGGTGCGCAGCCTCCTGGTGGGTGACATGCGCGTCACGGCGCTTGTGCCGCCTGAGAGAATTGCAGCGGGCACCCTGCCGCAGGGCACTGCCCTCCCGGCCATCGCCCTGACGAGCATTGGCAGCGTGGACCGGAACGTGCCGTCGCCGGGGCCCAAACGCCGGGTGACGGAGCGGGTGCAGGTGACCGTGCTGGCGCGGACCTATCCCGAAGCCAAAGCCATAATTGCCGCTGTCCGCGCGGCTGCTGCGGATCGGATACCCGCAATCGACGGGCTTAGTGACGTCACCGTTCACACAGATTCCGCCGGTCCTGATTTCCTCGACGAGGAGACCGGCATCCACATGCAGGCGCAGGACTTCCGCGTCTCATTCAACGAGGCGCGTTGAAGCCTCACCTTCATAAGGACCTAATGCCATGACCGTTCGGACTTCCGCCGGCACCACCTTGAAGGTGTCGGCTTCTACCCCTGCGACCTTCGATGCCACCGGCTACAATGCGCTCACCATGACCGTGGTCGGCGAAGTGTCCGACCTCGGTGAGTTCGGCCGCGAGTTCAATCTCGTCACCTTCAATCCCGTGGGCAGCCGCGGCGTGGTCAAGAAGAAGGGCAGCTTCAACCAGGGCACGATGACCATTCAGCTCGGCCTCGATACCGACGATGCCGGACAGATCCTGCTGAAGTCGGCCTCGCTCTCGGACAGCGACCACAGCTTCCTCGTCACCACCCAGATCGGGGACAAGTACTACTTCCAGGCACAGGTCATGAGCTTCAAAGTCAATGTCGGTTCGGTCGACCAGATCACCACCGCCTCTGTGACCCTCGAACTCACCACCAACTCCGCTGGTGTGGGCATCGTCGAAGTTCTCGCGCCCTGATCCCTGACACCCTGACGGAGAAATCCCATGTTTGACATTACCAAGCTTGCCGCCACCGAAACCTCGATCGTTGAGCTCGTCGGCGGCGACGACGCCCCGCTCTTTGACGACAAAGGCAAGCGGCTGACGATCACGGTCTACGGCCCCGGCACCAAGGTCTATCAGCGCGCGCAGCAGCGTCAGCAGAACCAGCTGATGGACAAGATCAAGAAGCGCGGAAAGATGGACCAGACCGCCGAGGAGAAGCTCGCCGAGCAGGCTGATTTCCTCGCTGCCTGCACGGTCAGCTTCAACGGCTTTTCCTATCCGCCCGCCGACGGCCTCGAAGGCCAGGAGCTGTTCCGCAAGGCCTATGCTGACCCCTCGATTGGGTTCATTGCTGCCCAGGTAGCCGCCCACATCAATGACTGGGCAAATTTTACGAAGAGCTCGGCAGAGAGCTGAGCCTCTACGTTCGGCAATTGGCGTGGCTCGGCACTGCGCCCAAGCCTCGCAGCAGCAGTAAAGGCCGCACAGACCCCGATCCCGAACCACTGACCCGCATGCAGCGCATGGCAGTGGACGACCTCACACCCGATATGCCGCCGATCCGCACGCCGTGGATCATCGACCACCTGATGGATCTTGGGCCGAGCGAAGCCGGAGCCATGGGGCCGGTGCCCATCTCATGGGCATCGATCGATCACTGGCAGCACTGCTCCGGAATAGATCTCCCGCCCTGGACATCGCGGCTGCTGCGCCGCCTCTCGGTCGACTTTGTTGCCGAGATGGTGCGGGCCCGCGAACCCGATTGCCCGCCGCCCTGGACGGCAACGTCCAGTCTCAACCGCGATGAAGTCTCCCGGAAAGTCACCAATGCCTTCCGGGCGCTCATGACCTCGAAGGAGCTCGCACGATGAAAGCCGGCACCCTCGAGATTGAGCTCATCACCAATGTCGCGCGTCTCCAGAAGGAGATGGCTGACATGAAGCGGTCGGTGGCAGGCACCATGGGCGACATCACGGAGTCCGTCTCGCGTGCGGACAAGGCGCTGGGCTCGGCAGGCGGCGGCGGTCTCACCCGTATGGGCGGGTCAGCCAAGCTTGCCAGCCACCATGTGCAGAACCTCGTATTCCAGCTCAACGACATGGTCGTCGGCCTGTTCTCGGGGCAAAAGCCGCTGACCGTGTTCATGCAGCAGGGCACACAGATCGGTCAGATCGGTATGCAGGCGGGTGTGGGCATTGGCGGCATGGCGCGGGCGTTGGTTGGGCTTGCTGCAAGTTCGGCTGCCGCCGCGCTCACCAATCCCTATTTGCTGGCCGCCGCCGCTGCGGCAGCGCTGGCGTTTGGGGCGTTCAAGATGTTCCAGTCGAGCGTCAAGCAGACCGGCGAACTCGACAAATATGCCCAGAGCCTCGGCCTCACCAAGAAAGAGATGGAGAAGCTCGGGCCCGTCGGGATCACCGTCGGCGACACCATGAAGGGTCTCTGGAAGACTGTCTCCGACGGCCTCAGCCTTGGTTCGGTGTTCTCGACCATCAAGGACTGGGCCACGACCGCGTTCGATGCGATCATGCAGGTCGGGAAATACGCGATCGCTTTCATTTACGCCGGCTGGGTTGGCGGGTTCGGCGCGATCAAGATCCTGTGGGCCTCGCTCCCTGGCGTGATCGGGGAAGCAGCCGTCGGCGCTGCCAACCTCGCGATCAGCGGCGTTGAGTTCATGGCGAACAAGGCGATTGCGGCCATCAACTGGCTCGTTGACCGGGTCAACCCGCTCCTCGACCGCGTTGGCCTCGGGGCCATCTCGCGGGTTGAGAGTGTTGCTCTGCCGCGCATGGAAAACAGCTTCGCCGGCTCGACCGCGCGCATGGCGGGTCAGATTAGAAACGAATTCTCCGCTGCCTTTGGCGATGCGATGTCGATGATGGACAGCTTCTCGGCCAAGTGGCGTGAGAACACCATCGCTGCCGCCAAGGCGCGCCTTGCCGCCAAGGCCGAAGAGATCCGGGGCGACAAGGCGGACAAGACCGCCAAAGGCCCCAAAACCACCGAGGCAGAAAAGGCGCTCAAGGCCGCGCAGGAGTTTGCCCGCAATCTCGAGATCGAGACCGCCAAGATCGGCAAGACCCCCATCGAGATCAAGCGCATGGAAGTCGCTATGGCCGCCCTGAAGGCACCAACCGACGAGGCGCGTATTGCGATCCTACAGGCGGGCGAAGCCTGGGAGAAGGCCACGAAGGCGCAGGCCGAGAAGGAGTTCATCCGTAACACCGTCGCGCCGCTCGAACTGCAGGTCGCAATGCTCGGCAAATCCACCAAGGCGCAGGAACTGGCGAACCTTGAAGCCGAGAAAGAGCAGATCGTGCTCGAACGCGGCGCGGCTGCGTGGGAGCGATACCGCGCCGCCAAGACGGCGCTTATCGAGCACGACTTTCAGGTGAAGAGCCAGGAACAGTTTCTGCAGAGCCTCGAGGACATGGTCTCGGCGACGCAGGCGGCTGCCAGCAACATGGCCGATGTCTTCGGTTCTGTCGGCGGCGCGATCGGCGGCATTACGGTCGAGATCACCCGTTTCGCCTCGGCGCAGGCGGCATCCGCCAAGCTGGTCGCCAATGCCGAACGGGAATACGGCAAGACCTCGTTTCAGTATGCTGACGCACGCGCGGCCCAGGCCTCGGCCGAGATCAACCACTATGGCAACCTAGCTTCCGCAGCGAAGGGGTTCTTCGAGGAAGGCTCGGACGGCTACAAGGCAATGCTCGCGGCTGAGAAGGCCTTCCGCGCTTTCGAGCTGGCCATCGCGATCAAGAATGCTGCGGTGAAGATCGGCCTCATTGGCGCGCAAACCGCCGCCAAGGTCACCAGCGACACTGCCATGGCTGCCTCCGACACCGCACGCGCCGGGGTTGAACAGGGCAATTCGATCATCACGACCGGCATCAAGGCGGTGGAAGCGGTGGTGAACGCGATCCGCTCGCTGCCGTTCCCGCTCAACATTGCCGCAGGTGCGGTCACCGCTGGCGTGATCGCCTCGCTGGGTGTTGCCATCTCCGGAGCGTTCGGCGGCTCTGCCAAGCCGCCCGTCACCAACGACGGGACCGGCACGGTGTTCGGGGACAGCACGGCGAAGTCCGAGAGCATTGCCAAGTCGATCGACCATCTGCGCGAGGTCGATACACTGACCATGCGGTATTCCGCCGCCATGCTGGCTTCGCTGAAGAACATCGAGGCCAATATCGGTGGGCTCACCAATCTGATCATCCGCACGGGCGGCATGGAGGCGTCGGCTGCCGGCATCCAGACCGGGACCAAGGCGACAGGTATTCTCGGCGGGCTGACTTCGGCTCTCACCGGCGTGTCGAACTTCGTCGGAGGCAAGACCGGTTCGCTGATCGGTGCGGGCATCGGTCTTGCCATTGCCGGACCCATCGGTGCGGCTATCGGCTTCCTCGGGGCAAAGCTGCTGGGCGGGCTTGGCAAGGTGCTTGGCAGTATCGTCAATGCGCTCTTCGGCACCAAGACCAGCATCATCGGCCAAGGCATCTACGGCGGCGCGCAGTCGCTGGGCTCGATCCTCTCGAGCGGCTTTGACGCGAGCTATTACACCGACATCAAGAAGACGAAGAAGTTCTTCGGCATCAGCGTGGGCTCGAGCTACTCAACCCAGTATGCCGCCGCGAGTGCGGAACTGGAGCAGCAGTTCCGCCTGATCTTTTCCGGCTTTTATGACGCCATCTCAGCCGCTGCCGGCCCGCTGGGGCTTTCGCTCGATCAGGTCCAGGCGCGCCTGAAGGGCTTTGTCATCAACATCGGCAAGATCGATCTGAAGGGCCTCACGGGCGACCAGATCCAGGAGAAGCTGACCGCTATCTTTGGCGCGGCAGCTGATAGCCTTGCCCGCTATGCCGTGCCGGGGCTGGAGCAGTTCCAGAAGGTCGGTGAAGGCTATTTCGAGACGCTGGTCCGGGTGGCTTCCAGCATTGATGCCGTGACCTCTTCGCTGGCGTTGCTCGGCACTTCGGTCGAGGGATTGAACCTTACAGCCAAGATGAACCTCTTCGACCTGTTCGGCTCGGCGAGCGACATGGCGTCGGCCACCAGCGACTACTTTTCGCTTTTCTACACCAAGGCCGAGCAGACCGCCGCGCTCACCGCCCAGATGAACCAGGTATTCGGCAGCCTCGGCCTGACGCTTCCCGACAGCATCGCGGGGTTCCGGGCGCTGGTCGATGCGCAGGACCTCACCACCGAGGCCGGGCGCGCGGCCTATGTCGCGCTGATCCAGCTGGCGCCTGCCTTTGCCGATCTGATCGGCGCGGCGCAGGATGCGGCGAGCGCAGCGGCCATCGTTGACGAGCGGCTTGGCCTCGAGCGCCAGCTGCTCGAACTCCAGGGCAACACGACGGCGCTGCGTGCTCTCGATCTGGCGCAGCTCGACGAGAGCAACCGGGCGTTGCAGGAACAGATCTGGGCGCTGCAGGACCAGCAGAAGGCCGCTGACGAAGCCGCTGCTGCTGCTGAGAAGCTACGCTCCGCATGGACGCAGATCACCGACGGCCTGCTCGCGGAAGTGGCCCGGATCCGTGGCAGCATGGATGGCGGCGTCAAGACCTACGCGCAGACGCTTTCAGAGTTCAACGCGGCAACCCTTGCGGCACGGGCTGGGGATCAGGAGGCTGCAAAGTCGCTTCCCGGGCTCAGCCAGACGTTGCTCAATGCCGCTGCTGATGCTGCCACCTCCGCGCAGGACCTCGCCCGCATTCAGGGGCAGACGGCAGCGAGCCTCGAGCAGACTGTTGCAATCATCAACGCCATGGCAGGACTGCCTGCCGAGACTGCGGCTGCGGCAGCGTCGACCAACCCCAGCTGGTGGGAGCAGTTTGCTTCTACCCAGACAGCAACAGCGACCACCTCGGCCAATGACAGCGCGACCGTGCTGATCGATGGGCTGGCATCGCTGAAGCAGGAACTCTCCGACCTGCGCGACGAGCAGCGGATTGCTTCTGCAGCCATTGCCTCTGGAACCACCAAAACTGCCCGCATCCTCGAGCGCGTGACACCGGACGGCGATGCGTTGGCAGTGAGAACCGCGGCATGAAGCTGATCCGGCCGACCACATTGACCGATGCCATGCTGACCAGCAGCACGGCTCCGGAGAACGATTATGCTGTCTGGGCATCTGGCACGGCCTATGCGGTAGGCAGCAGGGTCATCCTGACCTCAACGCACCGCAAGTATGAAGCGCTCGCGGCATCTACAGGCGTGAACCCGGCTACCGATCCGACCAAGTGGCTCGACCTGGGGCCGACCAACCGCTGGGCCATGTTCGATGCGCGCGTTGGCACGGCAACCGCACGTGCCGGCTCGCTGCAGGTTGTGCTTGCTCCGGGCGCTGCTGATGGTCTCGCGCTGATCGACATCGAGGCGGAAAGTGCCAGCGTTACGCTCACGGTCTCCGGCAATCAGATCTACAGCCGGACGCAGAGCGTCAACATCGGTGGCAATGCGATCGACACCTGGTTTGCCTGGTTCTTCGAGCCGCTTGGCAAAAAGACCGGGCTGCTGTTCCTCGATGTGCCCGTTTACGAGACGGGGGTCCTGACTGTTACCCTGACGCGGGACAATCCAGCCGACGCCGTCAAATGCGGGACCCTGCTGGTTGGCCGTCAGTTTGACATTGGCGATACGGAGCATGGCGTTGATCTCGGGATCATCGACTATTCGCGCAAGGAAACCGACCAGTTCGGGGTGACTTCGGTCGTGGAGCGCGCCTTCGCCAAGCGCATGTCTGCCCGGGTCGTCATGCAAACCGATGCGCTTGATGACGTGCACCGCACGCTTGCTTCGATCCGCGCGACGCCGGTGCTCTGGATTGGCTCGGAGAGCTTCGAAAGCCTCACCGTCTTTGGCTTCTACAAAGAATTCTCGATCGACCTTGCCTATCCGACGGTCAGCTACTGCAGCCTGACCATCGAAGGCCTCACTTAACCTTTCATCCCTCAGCGCAGGATCTGCCATGCCCATCTCGGCCTTGCCCGCGCCGCCCACCCGGTCGGACGCGACGAACTTCAATGCGCGCGCCGATGCCTTCCTTTCGGCGCTGCCAACCTTTGCTACAGAGGCCAATTCGCTGGCCAGCGAAGTAAACGGCTATGCCAGCAATGCGGCCGCAAGCGCGGCAACCGCCACCAATGCACCCGGTACCAGCGCTACCAGCACGACCTCGCTGACGATCGGAACCGGCACGAAGGCGCTCACTGTCCAGACCGGCAAGGCGTTTGTGGTCGGGCAGTGGGTGACGGTGACAAGCACGGCTACGCCGGCCAACTGGATGCATGGCCAGATCACCGCTTACACCAGTGGCACCGGCGCGCTTACGGTCAACGTGACCGCTGTTGGCGGGAGCGGAACATATGCCGCCTGGACGATCGGTCTTAGCGCCCCCTCCCAGTCGAGCGCGGCACTGCTTTCGACCTCGAGTTACGCTGACCCAGCATGGCTAACTTCGCTCGCAGCCTCCAAGCTTACGGGTACGGTCACCATTGCTGGCGGTGGCACGGGGGCTGCCACCGGCGCCGATGCCCGCACCAATCTCGATGTTCCCTCTCGCAGCGGCATCGGTGCATCAGGTACCTGGGGGATCTCTATCAGCGGCAATGCCGCAAGCGCCAGCACAGCGACCACCGCGACAGTGGCAGGCACGGCCAATGCGCTTAATACTTCCGGTAATTATCAGCTGGGCTCGCTCGGGGTCGGGACTGCAGCCTCGGGCGTGACCGGTGAAATCCGCAGCACCGGTGATGTCACTGCCTTCTTCGCCTCTGATGCGAGGCTCAAGGAGAATATCCGCCCGATCGAGGGAGCACTCGGCATCGTGCTCGCGATTGGCGGCAAGGCGTTCGACTGGAACGAAACGCATTTGCAGGCCCGCGGCGGAGAAGATGGCTTGTTCGTGCGCAAGGCCGACTTCGGCGTGATTGCCCAAGACGTAGAGCAGGTCTTCCCGCTTGCCGTGCGTACGCGGCCCGACGGCTTCCTTGCGGTGGACTACGCCAAGCTGGCGGCCCTCGCGTTTCAGGCCATCGCCGAACTCAAGCAAGAAGTGGATGGCCTTCGCGCAGCTGGGCAGGCGCTGGTCAGCGGTGGAGGCGCCAATGTCTGAGCAGGATTCCGCCGTTGAAATGGCCCTCATTCGGGCTGACCTCGAAGCCGTGCAGGAAGAGCTGAAAGCAGTGCGCAAGGAGCTCAAGGACCTGCTCGATGCTTGGAATACGGCGACCGGCGTCGTCCGCTTCGTCAAATGGCTCTCGACCCTTGTGACCGCGCTCGCCGTGATATTCGCGGCCATCAAGGGCTTTTCGGGCCGCTAACCTTCAGGAGAATTCCCATGAACTCTTTGCCTCCGGCCTATTGCTGGATCGATGACCTGCAGCCGCTTCCCAGGATGGTGGCGGAAGCCCGCAAGCTTTACGGGACCGCAGAGGTCCAGGGATCTGGCGATAATCCCATGATCCTGGGCTGGGCCAAGGAACTGGGGCTCGCCAAGATCTACAATCATGACGAGATCCCCTGGTGCGGGCTGTTCGTGGCTATTGTCGCCAAGCGTGCCGGCAAGGCGTTGCCAGCCCAGCCGCTCTGGGCGCGCAGCTGGGTTAATTTCGGTAAGGACGGCAGCGCCCAGCCGCAGCTGGGTGATGTGCTGGTGTTCCGCCGCGGCGAGACCTCCGGCCATGTCGGGATCTACATCGGTGAGGATTATGGCGCCTTCCATGTACTCGGCGGCAATCAGTCCGATGGCGTGACCATTACCCGCATCGCGAAGGACCGCTGCATTGCTGTACGCCGGCCCGTCTACAAAGCGGCGCCCGCAACCGCGAAGCCGGTTGAGCTTGCCGCGACCGGCGCGCTCTCGGTGAACGAAGCCTGACCTCACCCCCATCCGCTGTGCCCAAGCAGCCGGATAAACCGCCCGCCGCTTCTGGCGGGTTTTTCTTTGGAGAAGTGACATGGAAAACTTGAAGCCCTGGTGGACCTCGAAGGCCATCTGGACCGGCGTCATCGGCAGCCTCTGGGGCGTAGCCGGCACGCTCGGCATCCTGCCGCAAGGCCTCGATCAGACGGATGTCCTGACCGTTGTACTGGCCCTGACCGGCATTGGCGGCGTCTTGTTCCGCAAAACGGCAACCGCCCGCATCGGCTGACGCGACATGGGCGGGAGCTGCGGCTCCCGCCATCCACATTCCAACAGGTGCACCCATGACCAGGCTGACTATCCGCCGCGGCGGCACCCGGCGCCTGCGCGCCACCTTGTTTGCGGACCTTTCTGCGGGCCTTCGCCGGGATCTGACTGCGCTTACCGCTCTCGTGGTCGATCAGAGCCCCAACATAGCCGTGCCGGCGGTCACTGTTCGCAGCCCGCCAAGCGCTGGCGAGATTGAGGTGCTCTGGAGCGATGAGCAGACCGCGCACCTCAAACCGGGGGCTGGCCGGGTCTGGCTGATCATTGGCCTCGAAAATGGTGAAGGGGAGCGTGAAGTCCTGCCGGCCTTCACGTTTGATGTCGAATGACCAGCACGGTCCAGATCCTGGAGACGGTGCAGACCATCGTCATCGAGCCCCAAGGCATTGCCGGCCCCCGCGGAGAAACCGGCGCGACCGGCCCGCAGGGGCCGCAAGGGCCGCCCGGGCCGCTTAGCGCACTCAATGATCTCTCGGATGTCGAGCTGGCCCAGCCCGAAGGCGGCGACGTCCTTATTTTTTCGTCTCCCGACAACCGGTGGACCAACACGAATTCGGCCAGACTGGTCGACGGAGGTAATTTCTGATGGCCAATACTCTTCGTATCAAGCGCCGGGCCGCAGGCGGCGCAGCCGGCGCTCCGGCTTCGCTCGCCAATGCTGAGCTCGCGTTCAACGAACAGGACAACACGCTCTACTATGGCACTGGCACGGGCGGCGCTGGTGGCACTGCGACCTCGGTAATCGCCATTGGCGGCTCAGGCGCGTTTGTTGCGACGACCGGAGCCCAGACCATCGCTGGGACCAAGACTTTCAGCTCGATCATCTCCGGTTCGATTGATGGCAATGCTGGCACCGCGACAAAGCTGACCACTGCACGAACACTGGGTCTCTCAGGTGATGTAACGGGCACCGTCTCGTTCGATGGCAGTGCCAATGCGACCATTGCGGCAACGCTCGCCAATAGCGGTGTAACGGCCGGCACCTATGGTTCGACAAGCCAAGTCGGTCAGGTCACAGTCGATGCCAAGGGACGCGTGACAGCCGCCAGCAATGTCGCGATTACATTCCCGGTCACCTCGGTCGCTGGCCGTACCGGCGCAATTACGCTGACGACGACGGACGTCTCGGAAGGCACGAACCTCTACTACACCGACGTTCGGGTGCGCGCGAACCGGCTCGACCAGTTGGCCGCTCCAACGGCTGCCGTTGCGCTGAACAGCCAGAAGATCACAGGGCTTGCTGATCCTACCGCTGCGCAGGATGCGGCCACCAAGAACTACGTCGATCTGACCGTTCAGGGGCTCGATCCCAAGGCCTCGGTGAAGGCCGCCACTACCGCCAATATCGCATCGCTGTCGGGCACCGTGACCATTGATGGCGTGGCCCTGGTTGCCGGCGACCGCGTGCTCGTGAAAGACCAGACTACGCCATCCGCCAACGGCGTCTATGTTGTTGCAGCCAGTGCCTGGGCCCGTTCCGATGACCTTTCGACGTGGGCCGAACATGTATCGGCCTACCTTTTCGTCGAGCAGGGCACCGTCAATGCGGACGTCGGTTTTCTGTGCACCGTCGATGCGGGCGGCACGCTTGGAACGACGGCGATCACATTCGTACAGTTCAATGGCGCCGGGCAGATCGTCGCCGGGGCTGGCCTCACCAAGACCGGCAATACCATCGATGTAGGGGCCGGCGCGGGCATCTCGGTTGCGGCCGACAGCATCGCTCTGACGGGTCAGGCCCTGGCGCTCCACAATCTGGCGACGAACGGCCTCGTCGTCCGGACGGCTGCGGACACTGTTACCGGACGGACGCTGGCTGCCGGATCCAACAAGGTCGCTGTGACCAATGGTGACGGCGTTGCTGGCAATCCCACGGTCGATGTCAACGAGGCGAATCTGACGCTGGGGAACATCGGCGGCACGCTCGGCGCGGCCAAAGGCGGCTCCGGCGCGACCACGCTCACCGGCTACCTCAAGGGCAACGGGACTGCAGCGTTCACCGCATCCGCGACCATTCCCAATACTGACATCTCCGGGCTCGGCACTATGTCGACACAGGCTGCCAGCAGCGTGGCCATCACCGGCGGATCGATTGACGGTATCACTCTGGATGGCGGAACCTTCTAATGCCCAGCACGATCCTCCTGAAACGCTCCTCGACCGCTTCAAGCGTTCCGGCAGCAGGATCGCTCCAGGCGGGGGAGCTTGCGGTCAACCTGGCTGATCAGAAGCTCTATTCGAAGACTGCTGGTGGCACTGTCGTGCAGGTGGGCTTTGGAAATCTGACCTCGGCCATGGTGACGACCGCGCTCGGATTCACGCCTTACAATTCGACCAATCCGAGCGGCTACATAACGGCGAGCGGATCAATCAGCGGATCGTCTGGCTCCTGCACGGGCAATGCGGCCACTGCGACCAGGTGGGCGACCGGCCGTACAATTGCGCTGACCGGCGATGTGACTGGGACCAGCGCGGCGTTCGACGGATCTGCTGCCCTCTCGTTTGCGGCGACGCTGGCCAATAGCGGTGTTGCCGCGGGCACCTACACAAAGGTGACAGTTGATGCGAAAGGTCGGGTTACAACCGGCGCGTCGCTTGCCTCGGCAGATGTAACCGGGGCACTGGGCTACACCCCTGCAAACAGGGCGGGTGAGAGCTTCACCGGTTCGATCTCGGTTACGGGTACGATCACGGCAACGGGAGACATTACGGCCTATTCGGATGCCTCGCTCAAAACCGAGGTTGTCACGATCAGCGGGGCATTGGATCTCGTCAGGCGGATGCGGGGTGTGAGATATTCTCGGGTGGACAATGGCCAGCGCGGGATTGGTGTCATTGCACAGGAATTGCAGGAGGTTGCGCCTGAGTTGGTGGCGCAGAACGAGGACGGGTTGCTGTCGGTCGCCTACGGCAACCTGGTCGGTGTGCTGATCGAAGCAGTCAAGGAACTGGCGGGACGCCTGGACCATCCGGCCTCGGTTCACATCTCGCCGCGGACCTGA